TCGGTCTCAATAATTCGGTCAGGTAGACGGCGTCTCAGAATGCGCGTGGTCTCAAAAACGGCTTTGATTACCATATCTTCGCTCCAGGGGTTGGAGGACCAAGGCTTCCTTTGCGTCAATCCAGGTACTGCTCTAGCCGGATAGCCTCTGCATTGTCGGTCGAACCACACTCGTAAGAACTCCATTCCTTGCCGCCGCAGGGCAAACTTACCTACCCCTGCCTTGGCTCCTATGGCGTCGTAGGCCACGTTCATGCCTGCTCCAATAGCCCAGTTCTTAACGTAGATGGCACTGTCGTCGCCACGGATAAACCTCTCGATGTCGCCTATCGGCATACCCCAACTGGTTAACAACTCTAGGCACAAACCTGTCATCACACTATTCCACCCGTTGCCTAGCACACTGGTCCATCTCAAGCCACTCATCAGACCACCGTTGACTGGTAGAGTCAATTCCTTGTCGCCGTCTTTCGTGAATAGGGTGGCGTTGTAGAAGCCGTCCACTACGTTCTTCGCCACCGCGTCGAACTCAGCCATGTTTCCACTCGGCACGTTTAATCTGGCATGTTCAATGAGGTGGTTCATTATTCCTACCAATTCAGTTCTCGTTGGCTGATGGTCGAATCCTGCGTAATCATAAGGTAACCCCAGGTGCGTAGAACACAATTGCAACATCTTGTACAGTCGTTCCGTTTGTTGTTGAAAACTCTCCTCGCTCGTGTTTCCGGGCCAATCATAATAACTGCCGCCCAACAACTCGTTGATCCAAGTCATCTTTAGATATGTATATATATCACCTGCAACTGCAAGACGTAACTTGCCCAGCTCCGACTTTACGATAGTGGAGTTCTTCTGTTCTTGGGCAGCAAGTGCGTCAGCTGCCAGTTGCTTGAGGTCAACTACGTCGGCGACCATGTTCTTCCGAGCCTTGATTTTCTTGACCTTGCCGTCGGGCAGGAGGACTTCTAACCTGCCGACGCTGGATGCGCCGGTTGTTAGCCAGTCTCCGGACTCGACGAACTCGTCGAAGGAACGATAGTCTACCTGATGGTAAGACATCGGCAGGTATTTCTGAACGAGCACACTCCAAGGCCGCCCGAACAGGTTGTGTTCTTCTCCTCCATCCGCTAGCGCTTTCGCTTCTTTCATCATGTCAAAACCAGGGAAAGGGGGGTTCCTGTAGCCTACCAGGTTAGCACACTCGACGAAATGGATCCAGTTCTTGTCCCTCAATCCCGAAGCCTTGGCGACGTTATGAACATGCTTCGCTGTAGAGACGAATAATTCCAATCCTTGATCAAATGCGCCTAGCCACTGCCAACGAGCAAACCAGTCCCAACCAAATACGAACGTGGCAGCACATAGGTTCGAGATGAATATTAGGTCCCAACCCTCTCGTGACGCAAGTAGCACAGATTCCAACTCACTACTGCGTTTTGCAGTCCGAAACGCCAGCACGTAATCCAACAGTCTTGTACGCCTAAGAACTTTGTCAGTCTTAGTCCTATACGGCCAAAGTTCTTCGCTCTCATCTTCGAATTCCTTTTTGTTTCTTTTTTGTAGCATAGACCGTACTCGATCCGGGTCTACTTTCTTTACTACGTTCTCAGATTCTGTAGGAGGGCAGGTAGCCTTAACTTCACTCCAAGTAAGCGAACTTACTCGAGCGGGATCCGGTAACATACCCCTGTCAACCGCGACATGATATACATCGTCCTCCCATTGCACTTCCCACGCAGCAATCGATATCTTGGTAGCAACTAGGGGAGAGAACTTCTGGTCTAGATATCTCCAGAAAGACCAGTTCTCCATCCCGCGCCGAGTCTCTAGGACTCGGGCGCAGTTGCTGCCTCCTCCGCAGCTTTTGATGCCGGCCCAGAGCTGCTGGAGGAGTTTTTTGTCACCCGAGGGTAACGTTTTAGGCGCGACTGCTTGTTGCCAGTCCCTGTTATGATCGCCTGGGGCATAGCCTTGGCTTTTCGGACCAGCCAACAAGGTACGCCAGTTGTAGTCTTGGCTGACAGAATCTGAGTCATTAGACTGGCACCGTTCGCCCCGGTAACAGCCACATTCAGTCTCAGCCCATCAGGAGTCATGTAGGGCATCCATCTCGTATTCGCCCGTAGGATAGACCCGGTGATCAGGTTTGGAACAGTCCAGTCTGTGATGGTCCCTTTCTGCATGACCATGTTCGTGTTCCCCGGAACGTTCGCAACGTTTACATTCCCCTGCAGTGTATACAGTCCGGCGTTGAACGTATGCCAAATCAGGCGCTGATTAAACAACTGATCGTCGTTGATCAAAGGTATGGCGTCGATGGACACGGCAGGGCCGACGCAGTCGTTCGGTATGCCGGTGGTCCAACCGTTACCAGCTATTGGGAGTATGCAGCCGTCGGGAAGTGATATACCTGTCAACAACTTATTGGAACTGAGCATGGGTGAGAACGCGCGTGAAGGAGCAGCGAGATTGAGCTGAACCCATATGTCGGCCAAGACACAAGGAGTTATACGACTCATGATGCTGATGTTCTGATCATAGGCAGAGTCGAATTCCTCACAGGGCACATTGATATAGTGCCAGATAGTGTAGCCATACATATCTTCAGCCGGCTTCGAACCGTTAACTCTACAGTGCAGGATCGCGGCGGCAGTCCCGAGTTCGGAGACTATTGCTGCCTGGCTTGGTCCTCCTCCTGGTCCCTGATATGCAGCAAAGAACCCACGCAACTCATCAAGTAGCCCAACATAGTTCTGTCTGGTGAAGACGTCGTTCCAAACTTCAACGCACTGACCGAAGTAGGTGAAAATGTGCTCAGCGGTAATGGCATAGCAGCGGGTCTGATGCATTGCGTACTGCCACAACCGGGGTGACGCATCGAAATCATAATTCGTTTCCACCGGTGGTCCATTATCGGGGACGGGTATGTAAGCCCCACTCACTATCTTGTTGTACCACATCAGATTGGTGTCAGCCACGTACGTGTCGTATAGCTCCATGAACTGTGGAAAGTCTGCCGTCATTTGGTGTGGCTTCAAACAAAAATAGTTATGATGCCAAACATCCTGTGCAGCCTGAGAAGGCAGACGGAACAGATCTTCCTCTGCTTGCACCTGCATTGTGGGGTATCGACATGTCAAAGTGCAGGCTAGTTCCCAGACATAGCGCAGGTCCTGGGTGCGACAGGTCAGCTGAGCCAGCTGTTTCAGAAACACAGTAATCATCGTGGTGGATAGAGGACTGTTAGGCTGTGCCATCCAGGTACCCAGGTATGCGGCCAGGTTATACTGGATGTAGTTTGCGGGAACCGTGGACCAGTTAACGTCCAACAACGCATCTGCTGCGAATGCTCCATATGCCGTCGGCCCACATTGTGGACGAGTCAGAGCCTGATCATTAGCTGCGGCCAGATTACCCGGTGGAGCAGCAGATGTGCGTACAGGCAGGACGATGTTGATCGTGGATAACCCCGGAATGTGTATCTGCGAGGCGTGGGAGATGAACTGTTGATTGCCAGCGTGCAAGTCGTTCTCGTCGAGTGTGGAGACAGTAACTTGATGCATCCCACAGGGAAACGGCGCAAATGCTAGGGCCAACATAAACATGTTGATCGCATCCTCGCCTCCATGTCCTTGATACAACAATCCCGGAGGTATCATTAGCCAGGGCTGGCCAGAGGGGACGGTCGCGGTTGAGACGTGGAATGCAATGGTTGGGACCACAGCTGGATCAACATAGGGAAAAACAGGTACTGCAGCCCCTCCACAGTCTATGCCCCACG